TTTTGCCAGAGGTCTTTATTGTCCCAGATCACCTTTTTATCATCAGGATGGGTAGCTGTGTAGATTACCAAGCTGTTAAACTTTGCCGAATTGAACTCCCGCGGCACAGCCAGATTGCCCAACCTGCGGTCTTTGGCCACTTTTGTAGCCTGGTCCCGGCACCTTTCAAATTCATTATCATCCAAACCCCGCACCCGGAAGGAGAACAGCTTTTTCCCGTCCCGGATCACTTCAAAGACTTTATACTCAATGATTGTTTCCATCGCCTCCAGGACGCCACCCACGTCCCGGAGGATGGCCTCTTCGTTTTGAGATAAATATTCTTTCTTATCTTCGCTCATGTTACCCCTCCATTATTGAGCCGGTGCCCGAAGCACGCCCATGAAGTTCAACACTGCATCAGGCGCATTGTTCTCCAGGCCGGCAATAACTTTCTCCAGCAACCGAGCGTCCCGGATCACTGTTTCGGTGAACGTTAAGGTTACCGTGTAACTCTGCGGAACTGCCCAAGTAAGTTTGCTACCGGCAGGCTGATAGTCGGTATTGGTGTAGTTTATTTGAGCCTGCCATTGATTTACTTCAGCCAAAAAGTTTCCATCGCCGTCGTACAGTTCCCCGTTGTAGCCCCGGAGAATGCTCCTGGGGTCAAAGGCGCCGCTGTCCAGCAGTTCCTGCAGGTCAGGCGGTTCGTTTACCCGGAAGGACCAAGATCGGTTAATAATGTCCCCCGAAGTTACGTTTGCAATGTCAATAGCACCGTCAGGCACACATGACCGGAAAATATAGCGTCCATCAGCCATCTAAAACACCTCCATTATTGATTTTCAGCCGGCGGAGCAAACCGGAACTGGAAGGTAATGTAGACTTTCTCAGCGCTGTCAAGGTCATCAACCTGAACCACAAACCAAGCTGAGTCTCCAACCGGCGGGTTGTTCGGGTCCTCGAAGATGGAACCTTGCAACAAAGCGCCTTCGGCAATCATCCGGTTGATGATGCCTTGTGCAGCAGCGATCAGTGTCGCCCGTCCATCCGGGCTGTTGTTAATCTTCCCGATGAGCGGGTCCCAGGTTGCAGCTATACGATCCATCAGGTTATCCCTGGTCCTCACGCGGCGGATTTTCTTCCAGCCTGCGTCCATATCGGCAGTCACGGTAATAAAGGTGTTGATGCCGTATTCGATATGCACTTGCTTTTGTGCCGACATCGTGAACACCAAAGCACCTGATTGGATGGCCTGTTCAATTTCGGCATTGGTTAATGCCCCGACAAGTTCTGTTGCCCCTCTTACCACATAATGAGTCAGGGATTCGGTAATTTGAGCTGCCGCTGTCATTCCGGCAACCCTGGCAGCTGCTTTATACCCCTCACGGGTTACGCCGTCGCTGCCCTTAAAACCGTTGGCAACGTAGATGATCGCCGGGTCATTGAAAGCCCGGGCATTTGCCAACCGGGTCGCAAGGTTTACACTGGTGGGCTCGCCTACAACGGCAATTACTCGCTTGCCTTCGTTCCGCACTCGGTCAATATAAGTCTGTACCACAACGTGAGTAGCCGGATCCTGGCTGTCCACCGCCAGCACGTTCCAGTCTATTGCTTCAATTGCTGATAGTCCTGCACTATAACTTTCACCGTTTACGGTCGGGTCTTGTCCTCCAGTAAGTGGCTGCTGAGTAACTGTTGCTAATGTTCCGCTACCATCTGCTATCTTTGTTGCAGTAATATAAGGGCTATTGGAAGCGGCTATAGCATCAACCAAAGCTTGTGGTTCACCACTACCTTTAGCAAATGGAATCGTCTGTCGCAGGGTTGTCCCCTCGTAAAGCAATAGCTCACGCTTTGTAGCGTCAGTGAGAGAATCCCGGATGGTCACTTTGAAGTCGTTGCCGCGCACGCCCTCATATTTTGCTGTAATAGTTACCACGTTTGCTGGAGTAGCAGCAGTGTCTTTTAGGGTAATTGCAGCTTTCGCCCCGCCGCTGCCCAGGCGGTAACCCACTACCCGACGGCAACCGCCCCGGAAAGCTTCAAGTACGGTGTCAATTGTACCGGCAGAACCAAAAGTCGCAGTAACCGCGTCCGCATTTTCAAGGTAAGTCACCTGTGCCAGCGGCCCCCAGGAGGCACGGAATAGGGCCGCTACTATTCCCTGCGGAACAATCGCCTCCGGCGGCTCGCCAATATTGGTTACCCTCACATACACACCGGGTCTTATTTTTTGTTCGCCAACCTGAAATACAGAACCAGCCATTTAGCTTTACACCTTCCTTTCAAGGAATGATTTTATTGCTTTCTCAGCTTCTGTTTTCGTCATGCTATCTTTTCCAGCCAACCGCAGTGCTCCGGCAACTACTTCTGGCTTAACGCCAAAAGAAGAGGCCGCTGCGATGAGCTCACTGCGGCTGTAACGTGCTTCCGTCTGTTCGCCCATCATATCCGGTTCTTTTTTCTTACTCAAGCTCAAGCTGTTCCACCTCCATATCAATATCACCACTTGCAACAATTTTCTTTAACATTTTATACTGTGCTATTGGCTGCAATACCCCAAACCTGGCAGTTAGTTGTATCTGCCCCCGCCGCATCGGATCTGCTTCACTGTCAGCCACTACTCGCAGTAACTCCAGCGGGCCGCCATCATTCATCTTAAGTACACGTTGTTTTGCAATCCCTTCGGTCACCTTTCGTACCCAATTAAGCCTAACCGCTGCACTGGGGGTTAAAATATGCCCGTTTATCTGTGCTTCCATCCAGTTTACTGCAGCTGTGATTTCCGTCGGTGTCAAACGTACCATGCGCCAATAGATCCCCGGCATTATATCTACCGGTGTCCATGTCGCCGGATTCGTTTGCACTTCCGGCCATGTTTCCGCTGTCCAGTTTTGCAATGCAAATACCGGATCTGGATCGTAAGTCAACCCATTCAACCAGCCCAGAGCAAAAACCCGAAAACGCAGGCCTCGAGTGATGGCATCCCATTCTTCGTCTACGAAGTCTTGCCCAGCACTGCCAATGTAATCAATCAGGTATTCCTCGCCATCGTGAGAGAATCTAACCCGGTGCATGGTGTTAATGATAGCATTGGCCAGGCTGTCCACCTGTTGGAAGGTGGTCCGCTTGACGTAGGGCCAAACTTCAACAATCGTTGAAAACGCTGCCCAGTCAGCCTCAGTGTCCTGGACACCCTCTCTAAGCACAAGATAAGGCTTTGGAGTGTTCAGTCCTGCAGCATGAGGTTCGTAAACCCGGCCCTGAACCGCTGTTATATTGTCAATCAAAATCTGCCTTATGGCTGTTCTCATAATCAATCTCTCCAGTAATCAATCACCGTCTGGCGGATACGGGGAAGGTGAGCATTTGCAGTAGGTCCAACAATGGCATAGTTCCCGCTGTGGGCTAGCTCCAGCCAGATGCCGTATTCTACACCATGTGAAAGGTAAAGCACCTGCTGGTCACTCCGAATATCTACACCGCCATGCAGGGATTGCCTGGCGTGTCCCGTTCTATCAGTCCAGGGGGCATGGGACTTGGCATACTCCTCCATCGTGCCAGCCCAGTTTAAAAGCAGGGCATGTAACCCTGCTTTTTTTCGCTCCAAGTATTCTCTTGTTTGGTCACCTAATGCCATTGTAATCAGTCCTCTCGCAGGAGATTATTCTGCTTTAGTACCATGTAAACAGCTCCCTCTAACCTTTCCACCTGCTCTTCAGTGAGGCCAAGGTGCATAAAAACATCCATACAGTGCAATAGTTCATGGATGAAAACAGACTCCAGCTTGTCCTGGTCTAAAGCCTTTTGGAGACGTATTTCTTTATTTGTATCGTGGCTTGCTTCACCTATTAGCTCTGGTCGTTCCCTGTTAACGATATCCACTAGCCTAACTTTGTAGGTGAAAGGACCGATTTTAACCTCTTCTGGGATCTTCATTTAACTCACCTTTTCCAGTGTTACTTGATAGCCCACAACCTGCCCCTGCACTATCTGCGGGTATACAGCAAGCACTTGGAATTTGCCCATTTCCGGCACTTCAAATTCATCCAGCACATTAGATCCGGCTTTGACATCTGCCTCATAGTCCATCAGCATCCCCCATGTTTTGTCAACCTGTTTAGTACCGGCCAGGGTGTTAACTTCCTGCGGCACCCATGTTCCGTATTGGTAAATCCGCACAACAAAGGTACCTACTTCACTCTCGATTTCCTCAAAGTATCCACCTGTATCAATCTTCTCCGTGCGGTGAATTGTAATTGTCGTTGGGTTCTGCTCGATTGCCCACTTAGTATGTTGCCGCCGGAGGGATACTAAATCCATTATATCACCTCCGGTGGCTTGAATTTTAGAATCACGCTGCCTATGCAGCTGACGGCCATGCGGCTGTAGGTCTCGGCCATTTTCAAGGCATAGTCCACCATATCCTGCAGCTTCCGCATATCGTAGCGCTCTTGACCCACAGCATAGCTTTCTATCTGTCCAAGTTCTCGCTGGAACATCCCGGCCTTTATTGTCCACCCGGCCGCGGCGGCCTCGTATATGTTTGTTGCGTCAATTAGCAGTTCGTCTATATCCGCATCCGAAAAGCGGGTATCCGTATCACTTCCGCCTTCTGGTATTCTTTCGTCCAGAAGTTTCCGGAGCTTTGCTCTCAGTTCTGTCGTCGGTGTCATTATCCTTCACCGCCTCCGGCCCGTGGTAATACGGACAGTTGTGTTCAAGGGCGGCGGTTTCTTTAGTCCACCGCCGGGCCTCTAACTCCTTAGCACATTTCATTGGGGGCAACATGGAATAATCAGCGCCCGGAACCCAAGGAAACCAGACGCATTCAATACATTTACCCATTCACTTCACCGCCTGAAGCAGCTAAGCTGATTTCTTGTACGTTTTCTTCTACCGCTGCATATACGCCTCTGTAGGCATATCCGACAATTTGACTTTCAATAAGCCTGGACAAGTCGCCTGCGGTTGCTTCAATTCTCAAATCTTGTTTGACTAATTCCTTGAATCCACGCTTCGGCCGGATAAGATATGCCTTACCAGGGGTTACTCCCGGATATTCAAAATTTCTCCGACCTACCTGAACAGTCCATCCATCATAGTAAATTACTGATTCAATACCGGATACAGCAGGGTAGGTAGTGCCGCCAATCTGGTATCCGCCCTTTAACGCCATCTCGATGTTGTCGCGGTTATAGTTAGAAGCTAACAGTACAGTACCCGGTCTTTTTGCTACCCTAGCATCAGACAGAGCTTTGTTCAGCGTCTTGTAGAATCTCACCCACAGGTCTTCGCTCTGGTCACCTTGGAAGGCGGTTTTGTTGCTATCCTTGTATTTGAAGCTAATTATCGGACTCAGGTGTATGTGGTTCAGTAAAGCGTTGTAGGCTTCGCCCATTGCACGGTTCAGAAGTTCAATAGAGAAGGAATCGTTGAAATCCTTCATTTCCCGGGTGTATTCAAATCCAGCGGTATAGGTTAGAATTCTAGCAATCGGCCCGTATTCAGCCTGTAAACGACCGAATTTAACTTCTTCCCCTTCCATGTGTTCGGTAAATACAACAGTTCCATAAAGTGCCCATTTAGCA